TTAAACATTGTTATTTACCTTTGCGGGGAATAAAGGGATTAGTTTTAGGTTGGGATCCTTGCATAAGTAGGAGGGCCTTTTTCCGGTGATCTGCCATACCTGCAACCTTCTCTCTCACAGTACCTTTTGCACCCCCGGCAGCTTCATCCGAAGCTTCATACAAACCCGGAGAACCCGCGTTAATGGTGGAGTACAGATCTAGCAAGCTCATACCCGGCACCACTCCCCGTTGCTTAAGGTACTTCACAATAGCACCAGAGCTACCAAGTTGGGAGTTATAGGGGTCTTCCCAATTCACCCCAAACTCATTTGCTTGAGGTTCTCCAAATTGGATCAGTCCTCGGTGTTGACCCCACTTGGTTGTTGGGCCAGCTTTAGTGGGGTTAAAAGTCCCAGCCGTTTCATATGACACTACTGTGGCAAGATCTACGGGGTCGATACCCAGTGTTTCTGCGGCCTCTCGCAACCCAATTGCAATCTCTCCAAGATTAACATCTTCTGAGTTTAGTGTAACACCAGAGACATCTTTTGAGTTGGTAAAAGCAATATCACTATTACGACTTTTAGGTCGGGGGCTTGTTTCAGGTGCTAGAACACTCAACTCTTGTTTAGCTTTAGTAGCATCTTCACGGAAGCCCAAAGAGTACTCAAGAAGGCTACTTAAACCAGAAGGACGAGCTTTGGGTCTAGGAGATTTCTCAACACGACTAAGGAGACTTGCACTGGGTTTATCAGAACTGGTCTCTTTGTCCTGCTTAACTTTACCAGAAAGAATGTCTTTAAGCAAGGCATCCATTTCTGTGTAGGAGTATTGATAATCCATTAGAATAGCCCCCCATCACCAAAGAGGAGTTTTACCGCAGTAGCTGCCATGTAGGTTTTCTCTTCTTGTGCTGCAGCCTTATTCTGTGCTGAGATTTCTTTATCTGCCAGAAGAATTTTAAGACTACGATCTTCAGCATTCTCGGAAGCTTGGAAGGCAAATGCCATCAAGTCTCTCTCTTTCTGCCATAGCTGCTCTAGACCTGCGGTAGTGAGTCCAATAGCACCCTTAGCTAGTGTCAGGTTAGCTTCATTCTGGGCCGTAGTGTCTAGCGTAGCAATGTTCTGACGCCACTGAGCATTAGCCTGAGAGATTACGAGGGAGTTCGCCGCGTTGAACTGGTCCCTTTGAGCAGACATCTGGGAGTTGAACTGCTCGATAGCGTTAGTCTGACCTGCATTGAACTGTAGGGTAGCATTAACCTGATCTGCGTTAAATCGCGACACAGACTCTTGCAAGCCAGCAAAGAACTGATCTACTTGGTTCTGGCTAGCAGCATTGAATTGTTTAGAAGCATTCTCTGCAGCTTGGTCAGTGAAGAGACCTGCAATACGTTGTTGTGTTTTGAAGATCAGTGTTTGCTGTTCGTTGTTGAGATTCTGCATCTCAAACTGAGCAGTGGTGGCTGCATCCTGAGAGGCAATAGAGATAGCCGACTCCATAGCGGCCTGAACAACTGCTTGACCTGCAATAGACGAAGCCCCAAGGCCACGCTGCTGCATAATCCCCATAGCTTGCCGCATAGCCCCAGAAGCCCAAGGAGGGGTTGCCCCGCCCTCAAACTGTGCCATCAGACCTTCAAGCTGACCTTGGACTGTAGCAGCCTTTGTAGGCTCTCCTGTAGCAGCAGTCACATCAGTCAAAGTCTGTTCTACAGCAGGGGCCACCTTAGTGGTATCTACAGTAGCAGCTTCAGTTTTCTCTGGGGCAGTGGCTTGAGCAGTTTCAACAACAGTAGTGGGGGTGACTACATTAGGTGCTTGAACTTGGCCAGTACCTTCTGCAATCAGTTGGTCTGGCTTCTCTTCAACCTTAGCCACCTCGACAGGTTTGATAAGACTTTCTGGAGTTTGGACAGCAGCAGAGACAGCCTCAGCACCTGTAGGGATAGCAGTAGCCTTGAAAGCTTCTGTCTGAGTCCCTAGGTTCTGCGTAGCAGTGCTGAGATCGGAGATCTTAGAGGAGTCCTCGGGGTTAGTTGCAAGAGCCTTCTGAGCGTCTGCGTAGGCTTGCTGGGCGGCATCCAGATCTGTCTGAGCATTAGTCACCACACCACCATCAGCCATCTGTACAGGCTTCTGTAGAAGCTCCTGAGCCTTGTTTGTATAAGCCCCCATCTTACTGGCAGCACTAGGTGATGCAGCTAGGAACTGCTCCATTGACTTTGGATCTTTAGGCCCAGAGTACCCCATCTTAGAAAGGAGAGTGAATTGTTGATCTGGGGTGAACCCAAGGAACTTCTTAGCCATCTATTCTACCTTAATTCTTCCACAACCCATAATATTTACCGAAGCTCTGCCCAGTAGGAGATAGTACCAGTTGTGATCCTATAGTAGTGGTTATTTGGAATGACAAATGCAATCTCACCTACAGTATTCCCTGAGGTAGACCTTAGAGCAGCTAGCGTAACCCACGTACTATTATCCGTAGACACCTGAACCAATGCAACACTATCTGCCGATATTGCTGCCATAATAGGCTTCCCTGTAGTATTCTGGTAGGAAGTCCCCGCTATCCGCGACCCGCTAACATCTTGCCAAGTTTGACCTACACCAAGACCAGACCCAGGAATAGCTGCAATTTCTTGCTGGACAAAAGCAGTAGTAGCAATTTGAGTTGTATTAGTTGTTGTAGCAGCGGTAGGTGCTAAGGGGGTCCCCGTAAAAGTAGGACTAACTGTGGGTGCCTTTGTATTCAGTTGAGTCTGAATTGCAGAAGTAACCCCACCTACATAATTCAGTTCCGTAACTGTAAGAGTGACACCATCAAGTATGTTAAGCTCTGCAGCAGTAGCAGTTACTCCATCGAGGATATTGATCTCAGCAGTGGTTGCAGTAACACCATCAAGGATATTCAACTCACTTACAGTGGCCGTAATACCATCCAAAGTGTTCAACTCAGAAGCTGTAGCTGTAAGACCCAAAGTAACAAGTTGGGCGGCGGCGTTAGCATCATCAAGAAGGGCACGACCAGCAGCAGTAAGGCTAGTCACCGCGTAGACATCAAGGTCCGTGGTGTAGATCATCTTATCCGCAGCAGTAGTCAGACCTGCAATGGATGTCAATCCAGCATCAAGAGCTTGCTTTGCGTCCAGTTGGGTTTGGATGGCAGAGGTAACTCCATCAACATAGTTGAGTTCAGTAACTGTAAGGGTGGCACCATCAAGGATATTGATCTCTGCGGCAGTAGCAGTAACCCCATCCAAGATATTAAGCTCTGCAGCAGTAGAGGTAACCCCATCAAGAATATTAAGTTCAGCAGCAGTGGCTGTGATAGTGGTACCGTTAAGATCAATCGCATCAACATACGCAACACCATCAACGTACAAATCCTTCCACTGGTTGGTGGCAGAACCAAGGTCGTAGGTGTTAGTAGTCTTAGGAGCCATCTGTGAGGCTGTAGTCACAATATCCTGTGCAGGGCCTACAACAGTGATAGGAGAGCCGTTAGCAGCAGTGCCATCATGGCTGTGACCAGTGCTACTGTTAAAGGCAGCATCAACAGCATCGAACTCCAGATCGAGATCATCCGCATCAATGGTATTACCATTGGCGATGTTGTTAGAGGTATCTTGACGAGTATATCCAGTGGTCATTGTCTATCGTGCTCTCTGTATTCAAAGACGGCTGTATCAAGTGTGAATGAGGGGTTAGTACTACTATCCTCAATACGGAAAGAGAAAGTCTTACCCGAACCAATCAAAGGTGTATCATAAACTTTATCAAGTTCCGCCCCATAGAGAGCAGAACCATAGACTGCGCTAGTGCTACCATAGAAGTAAACCCCAGCACTAGAACTTTGAAGGGTGATGGTGTTAGGTCTTACCGCACTATTATAGTTGGTGTTTTTGAAAATGTCAAAGTACAGATTTAGGTCAATCTCAAAAGTACCTGATGTATCTGTATAAAGAGCCAACTTGTACAGTGTCTTACGTTTTTGAGGGTCCGTGATAGGCATGAAGGGGGACTGAAAGATCGCTTCAATGATTTCCCCATCTCGACTACTTTGTGTTTCCAACTCGTACACATAGCCATCATCTCCCCCGATCACAGTAATTTCTTGTCCGGGTACAGATCGACCATCTGCGCAGTAAGCCTTAAAACCCTTAAGAGTGGCCCACTCCATACGAGAGGCACCTTGGTCAGAGAACTTGGTTGTTAGAAGACCTTTGGAGTTCTCCGTACTGACCGAGGAAATGTAACTGAAAACCCGGTATTGAGCCTTTTCCCTAAGTACGATACTAGAGAAGATCTCTGAACTGTTGATAAAGGTTTGGGCATCTTTGGTGATAGGTGCGGAAGCAACCTCTAGGCCAAAATCCCCAAGGCGTTCTGTAGCCCCCAACAACCGAAGACCATCAGCAGCCATGAATAGGACATCGCCACCAACTTCTTGAATCGTGTCAGAGTAGAGACAGCCAATATCTTCTGCGATAGGTACAAGTTGGAAGTCGGAGACAGAACTACCAACAAGCCTCTGGATCTTGTTACGGCTGAAGATAATGAGTTGGTCCCGGAAGACGATCAACCCAGTAATGCTATGACCGATATTAACTGTACCTGCACCATTAGCTACAGTCCAATCACTCTCATCATAAGGTGCAGAGAAAGACAACACTGTATCTTTTGCCACAAAGACGTGGTTCTTGTAAATTGCTACTTGAGATCCACCTTCCACATCTGAGGGGGTGGTGAGGAAGCTAAGTGTGTCTGTAGTATCCTCAAAGAGGGCCAGTTTGTTTAGGCCATCGACAAAGAGAATCTTGTGTGTGCCATTGAAGTTAAAGCTGACGCCCCTTACCTTGCCCCCGAGGGATGCAGCAGAAGCTAGCGAGGACCACGAGGTACCTACATTGATCCAGTACTGGGAGACATTACTACCATTCTTACGGACTGCAATAACTTTTTCAGGGTTAGCGACTTTGACCCCAAGAATAGGGCCAGAGCCTGTGATCTCGTCGTCTAGGTATTTGCTATAACCAAGAACCTTTTTATACCCACCATCTTTAGAGGGTTCAAAGTTCTGCAGGATTGTAGCGGAACCAACAGCGTTTATCCCCTGTTGCAGAGGACTCAGGTTTGAAATCAAACCACCCTTAAATTCTACTGGGAATGTTTGCCATTGGTTAGGCAT